ATGATTTACGTAGGGATTGATATCGCAAAAGATAAGCATGATTGTTTTATCATAAACTCAGATGGAGAAATATTATTTCATACTTTTACTATCTCCAATAATCATGAAGGCTTTAACACCTTATTTCAAAGAATTGAATCTGTTTCAGATGATTTTACAAAAGTAAAAGTAGGACTCGAAGCCACCGGACACTACAGTTACAATCTTCTGGGATTCCTTCTTGATAAAGGTTTGCCGACCTACGTTATCAATCCGTTACATACCAATCTTTACAGAAAAAGTCTAACTCTTAGAAAGACGAAAACGGATAAAGTTGATTCCCGTACCATTGCTACTATGATTATGTCCGATATGAACTTAAAGTCCTACTCAGATATATCTTACCACAATGAGGAATTAAAGTCACTCACTCGTTATCGTTTCGATAAGGTAAAAGAACGGGCAAAACTCAAAACCTCTATTTCCAGACTGGTAAATATCCTTTTTCCTGAACTAGAAAAACTGGTTCCCTCACTTCATCTTTCTTCTGTATATGCTTTGCTTTCTGAATTTCCGGGAGCTGCACAGATCGCTGCTTCCCACCTTACAAAACTGAGTAATCTCTTATCCCAAGCATCAAAGGGGCGTTATGGGAAAGAGACCGCTATTCTTTTTCGTGAAACTGCTAGAAGCTCTATTGGCTCTGTTATGCCTGCAAAATCTCTGGAGCTGAAGCACACCATCAAACTTATTCAAGAATTAACAGCAGAGATTGACGAAATCGAAGCAGCCATTAAACAGATCATGGATGAGGAAATCCATTCTCCTATCCTGACGATTCCTGGTATCAGTTACCGAATGGGTGCAATGATCCTTGCTGAAATCGGGGACTTTAACCGATTTGATTCAGCCGATCAGATACTCGCTTACGCAGGTATGTCTCCCTCCACCTATCAATCAGGGCAATTAAATAACTGTTATTCTCACATGGAAAAGCGTGGCTCACGTTATCTTCGATATGCCCTTTATAATGCCACAAAGTATGTTTGCCAATGGGATGAATCTTTCAGTGCATATCTTGCAAAAAAACGATCGGAAGGTAAGCATTACAATGTTGCCTTATCTCATGCTACGAAAAAGCTTGTGCGTCTAATTTTCGCAATGGAAAAATCAGGACGAACATATCAGCCAGCAGCTTAACTGATTCTGTAAATATCTCCTTTCAGAGTGCCGGCAATGACACTCTGTTCGTCATGCAATTTTCAAGGTACAAATATATCTGAAGTGCATTTCTGCAATTCATCCAAAACTTTTATTTTAGACTTGACTTTTAATAGTTAGTCTTTCAGATAAACAAAAGGCCCCGGCTGTCATAAACCGAAGCACCTGTATCGTTGCCACAGCGGATCGCACGGTCAAGCCCCATGATGGTGGCAATCGCCCCGTCAATCTTCTCTGTGGATTTCTCCTTGTCGGCTTTAATATTGCCGGCCGGGTCGGTGCGAATGAAAATGTTGTCCATCATCCACCGCAGCACTGGATGTCCGCCGTGGGCGATTTTCTCCTCCAGCACCAGCTTCATCAGTTCCTTGGTGGGTGGGGACATATCCTTAAAGCCCTGCCCGAAGGGGACTACCGTAAATCCCATGCCCTCCAGGTTCTGCACCATCTGCACAGCGCCCCAGCGGTCAAAGGCGATCTCCCGGATGTTGAACCGCTCGCCAAGCTGCTCGATGAATTTCTCGATGTAGCCGTAATGCACCACATTGCCCTCTGTAGTCATCAGCGTCCCCTGGCGTTCCCACAGGTCGTAGGGGACATGGTCGCGTCGGACACGCAGATCCAACGTTTCTTCCGGTATCCAGAAGTATGGCAGGATGTAGTATTTATCATCTTCATCCAGTGGCGGGAACACCAGCACAAAAGCCGTAATGTCCGTGGTGGAGGATAAGTCCAGACCGCCGTAGCAGATACGCCCTTCCAGTTCGTCCTCGGAAACCGGAAAGGCACAGGCGTCCCACTTGTCCATCGGCATCCAGCGGACAGACTGCTTGACCCACTGGTTCAGCCTAAGCTGCCGGAATGCGTTCTCCTCGCCAGGGTTCTGTTTCGCTGATTCACAGGCGGCTTTGACCTTGTCGATGCCCACCGTGATGCCAAGAGAGGGATTCGCCTTCTTCCATACCTTGGGGTCCGTCCAGTCCTCATCCTCATCAGCGCCGTAGATTACAGAATAGAAAGTAGGATCGACCTTCCTGCCTTCCGCAATGTCGATGGCTTTCTGGTGTACCTCATAGCAGATGGAGTTGGTGTCGTTTCCCGCTGTAGTGATCAGAAAATACAGCGGCTGCATCCGGGCATCGCCGGAACCCTGGAGCATGACGTCAAAGAGTTTCCGGTTTGGCTGTGTGTGAAGTTCATCGAAGATCACGCCGTGAGTGTTGAAACCATGCTTGTTCGCCACATCCGCCGAAAGCACCTGATAGGAGCTGTTGGTGGGAAGGTAGGTAATCTTCTTCTGGGACTCCAGGATCTTTACCCTCTTGGAGAGCGCCGGGCAGAACCGCACCATATCCACCGCCACATCAAACACGATCTTTGCCTGGTTGCGGTCGGCGGCGCAGCCGTACACCTCGGCCCGTTCCTCGCCATCCCCGCAGAGAAGCAGGAGCGCCACAGCGGCGGCAAGTTCCGACTTGCCCTGTTTCTTGGGGATCTCGATGTACGCCGTATTAAACTGGCGGTAGCCGTTGGGCTTTAACACACCGAACAGGTCACGGATGATCTGCTCCTGCCAGTCGATCAGTTCAAAGGGCCTTCCCGCCCAGGTACCCTTGGTATGGCAGAGGGACTCGATGAACATCACCGCATAATCGGCGGCGTCCTTATCGTAGTGCGAGGTCTTCGCCATAAACCTGGTGGGCTTGTATTTTTTCAGTTTTCGCATAGACACCACCTCCAAAATGGCATAAAAATAAGCCGCATCGTTGCGACTTCCAAAATGGTTCTGTACGAGAGAAAGAGCCGTGCGGCTCGTTCTCAGGGTATTATTTTCGCTGTTATTTACTGCTGCATCGCCCAGGCAATAGCGTGATCGCCATCCTCGAAAAGCTCCCCGCTCATGGCGATGAGGTTCAGGCGGCACTCAATGTAGCTGTACCCGGTTTCCTCCGGGGTTTCAATGAACTCGTACACACCGGCAATGAAGCCCTTCCAGGCGTGGTCGGTAACCAGTACCCTGTCGCCCATCCTCAACACCGCGCCCTCGCCGGCAGTGACCTTCATCGAAAGGTTCTCCATCGTGCTGGTGTTTGGCAGCCGGTAGCGGTTTACGCAGTTCTCGGTGTAGTCCTCGTATCTCTTAATCCCTGTTTCTTTCATCTTCGCATCCTCCGTTTTCTTCGTTTCCCCTTTCGGTGTGTACATATTCGCTCTAAAACCACATATTATCAAGTTAATTCGGAGCATAATCTGCACAAAGATCGGAGGAACAATTTGTGTATCTCACTCCTGCGTATGGCGGTGGATTGTCTTAATAATCTGCTCCTGCTCGGACGGCTCCACGCCGATGGACTGGAGCGCCTGCCGGGTACCACAGTCCGGGCAGATGAGGGTCTTGTTGTCCTCTCTGGAAAGCGCCGGAGCGCCGTGGTAGGTCCTGCCGCACAGCGGGCAGATTGCCGTCCTTATGATGTTATCCTTCATAGCCGCATACCTCCCTGCATTTATCGTAGGCGTCAATCAGAATGTTCTTGTCGAAGTAAAAGGTGTCGTACCCCTCCAGGCAGGTCATCATGTAAAAGTTGGAGGGGATGCCAATGGGGCGCTCCTCATGCATGATGTAGGCAAAGGCCGTCACTGTTCTGCGCTTGCCTGTGCGGATGCCCTTGTATTGGAGCTTGATGTCCTTCTTGTAGTAGAAATTGGGAAATCCCTCGTAGCGGTCGAGGGCGGCTTCATCCGCAGCCGTCACCTCCCAGATCACCACGGGAACCGTGCCGCTTTCGCATTCCTCAATCGTGAGGTAAGAGCCGGTCTTGCTTCCTTTGAACAGTAGCTCCCATCCCTTGAGAGCAGCTGTACCAAGGATCGTGGCGTGAGGGCAGCGCATCCGCATCTGCGGAACATTGAGGTTGCTGCCGTAGGCGATGTAGTATCTTTTTTCTTTCATGTGTATCCATCCTTTCCTGGAGGACTTAGGTTACTTGTCCTTCTACCACCCTAAGACCGCCGAAGCGGTCAGGGGCAGGGCATTTAACCTAAATCCTTCAAGCGGCTGCTCTGCCATGCCGGAAGGCTGTATCTCCAGTAAGGTTGCGGGTCAGGAAATCTCTGGCCGTTGCGAACTCCTCGCCGATGAAGCCCATGCGGAGGAGCCAGGTTCTCATGGCGTACTTGGGGTTTTCGCTCTGCTGGGGCTTGGGGCTTGCCGTCCGCACATCCTTTGCCATCTGGCTCAGGGCCAGGCAAAGCTGAATGTAGCTTTTGAGCTGTCCTGCGTGGATGCCGCCCCGACGCCCGGCGGTCGGCTCGTCAAACTGGAAGAGCCTGAACTCGACTGTCCCTTTGGTAAAGGTGGCGTGGAGGTTGAGCATATGGTAGCGGCTGTCGTTGTAATGCTGGTTCCTGCCGTAGCTTGCGCCGTGGCTGGTGTACCAGATGTCCGCAAGCTGTGCCATCGTCTTGGGCTTTCTGCTGTTGACCTTGGCGAGAAAGTTGGGGTCTACCGTGCGGCAGTAGCGGCTCATGCGGCTGCGGTCGAGCTTTAAAGCCTCGGCGATCAGGCTTTCGTGGCTTGCCATGATGTTGGCAAGGTTCCGGAGGCTCTGCGGCGTATGCCCCTGCGCACCGATGTGGATGTGGACTCCGCATCCCCTGGAGGCGTCGCTTTTCGCTCCCGCGTGTCTGAGCTGTCTGCAAAGCTCCTGCAGGGTCTCAATGTCCCCGTAGGTCAGGATTGGGGTGACCAGTTCGCATTTCTGCTCGTCCGGTCCTGCGATGGAAACGTCCTTCTGGAATTTCCACTCGCGCCCTTGTGCGTCCCAAGCCGACCAGGTGCTGTAGCCGTTGCGGCCTGCGGTGTTCTCGTACCTGTCGGTTCCGAAGAACTCTGCGGCAACCTTGGCTGCCTTCTGGCGGGTAATGCTGTTCATCTCAACCTCGATCCCGATGGTCTAGTTTTTCATCTCTGCGATCTGCCTTGCTGTTTTCTCGTTCATGGTGAATCCTCCGTTTTCGTTTGGTGTGTTTTCCCTTTCGGTGTACACATATTCGCTCTAAAAGAGGATAATAGCAAGGCCATTTTCGATAATATACTACACAAAGATGACCGCAATATATTGTGTAGTTTACACCATTTTACCACCATCTGATGTGCTCTTGACCTTCCGGCACAGGTCTTCTCCGAACGCCACGGAAAGGCCGCTGCCGTTGTCCCAGGCGACCATGATGGAGCCGATATCATCCACGCCCATCACAGTGCCCTGTGTGCCGATTGGCGGCGCCTGGGGATCGTCCATCCGCAGCAGTTCTACACGGGTGCCTGCAGGATACTCTCTGCGGATGCGCTCTACAATTTCCTTACTCGGAAACCGCATGGTCAGCACCTCCATTCTTGAATGCTGAGGAACCGGAGAGGTTCTTCAGCAGGATCTTGCGTTCGACTTTGTATTCGCTGCCGATGAAGCCCAAGCGCAGGAGAAAGCAGCGGAAGGCGTACTTCTCATTATCCACCGCTTTCTCCGTGACCGTCACGCGCTTGGCGTTTTTGCTCATCTCGCAGAGTGCGGAAATGAAATGGGTGTAGGCCTTGACCGCATCGGCGTCCGGCAGCTCCGGGAACCAGGGAAATGCTACCCGGTCTTCTTGAATCTCAATTGGAAGTTTGCTAACACCGAGCGCCTTCTTAATCAGGCTACCCTTGGCATCCAGCAGCTTGGTGAGGTTGCCTACCGCCACCTTGTCCAGCGGAATCTCCACCGTCAGCCCCACCGTTTCGCTCTGTGGCTCGGTTTCGCTTTCTTCGGATAATTCCTCGGAGAGCTGTTCCTCGCCGTCCTGTGCCTCGCATTCAAAGCCTGCGGCGGTGATAGCTTCAAGTACCTGCTCGACCTCCTCGCTGTCAGCGCGGTCGTCAAACAGGAGCGTCCCATCCTTGGTGACCGTGAAGTAGTCGATCTCATAATTGCAGGTGGGCATGAATTTGTATTCTGCCCTGGCACCTGTGGCATCCGAAATGACCTTGACCAGCTCCTTGCGCTTTGCGCCTGTCACATTGTATCTGATTTTCATGTGCGAAAACCTCCTTTGTTTTTGGTAGTCACATATTCGCTCTGAACCCCTGAAATAGCAAGCGATTTCCGCACATTTTGCTGTAGAATAGCTGCCGGATCATTCGCCGGATAACTGTGCATAGTACACGATGCCGGAAAGAACAAAACAGACGTTAGGCAGCGCCACGCCGTTGCCCCACATCTTGTATTCCGCAGAATCGGAGTGAGGAGCTTTCAGCCACTTGATGATCTGATTGCGGCTCTTCGGCTTGGAGGAAGATCCCATGACACTCCGGTGTGTCTCAAATACCTCTGTCCAGAACTCGATCTCTTCCTCGGTCGGTTCGTCAGTCCCTAAATTGGAACACCACCAGTCCGGGAACCCCTGCAGTCTGGCACATTCAGTAGGCGTCAGTCTGCGAACGATATAATCAGGCTCCTTGGATACGGTAGGCGGATCTTTGAAATCTGTAGCGACCAACGTTTCCGTCACATCATCATCCGTAAAATTGGTGTGGAAGGAACTCTTGCTTGAATGATAGATAGGCTGTCCGACCGCTCCCGGTCCTTTGGACACCATCGTTGGCTCGATTTCCGTTTCCACAGTAATTCCGAACTTAGCATTCCGTCCCATATTGTATGTGGCGCGGTCGATTCCGTAGGCTACCGCATGGCGGTCGGTGGCATCCAGCGTGAAGGACACATCCTCGTTGACACCGCTTCCCTGGGGACCGTTCTTGTCGGACCTTCCGATCATGGAGCCCTGTACAGCCACCACAGCCATGCCGCCCTGGTTGCAGGAGGGATTGCCGCCGCCCCTGTCCAGACAGCGGGAAGTATCCGCTTCATAAAAACCGCTGTGCGGATTGTCCGACTGCATGGCGTGGCTCTGCTTGGAGCAGATACCGTAGACCTTCGGCACAAATACCGTCTGGTCATTGTTGCAGCCGAGGGTAGCAGATTTGTTCTCCTGAATTAATGCACCCTTGCCGCCGCCCTCACAGCCGGAGCGAATCTTCAGCGTCTTTGGCGTTTCCACCACAAAGGGCTGGTTGTTCCCGCCCATGCCGTAGGTGGCGTTGACCGTGGGTGCTGTCTCCAATGGACCGGTGTATCTGGTGTCCTGACTATGGTTCTCATAGACCGCCGCAGGGACTGTTCCTGCTCGGAGGGTGGGAGAGGTCTCCTCCTCGTAACCGATGGAGCGGCTGTGTGCGGAATGCTCGGTGCAAAAGCCCGCCGATTCCATCACGCAGGGTGGATGATGAGCTTCTGCCCGGAGAGTGCAGGTGACGCCGTCCGTCACATCCATACGGTTTCCGCCCTGGTCGTTCAGGCAGACGCAGCCTGCCGCTCCAGAGCCTTTTTCAGAAGCTCTGGCAGCTCCTTGCCACGAACGGAAGCCCTGCGGAGTATACCCAGACACGCCTTCGGACTCAAATAGTATTTTTCCGGCACTCCCGCCTGCAAGATCTGCGATAAGGTAGATACGTTTTCTGCGCTGGGGAACTCCCCAGTACTGCGCATCAAATACCCGCCATGCGAGACTGAAATCGTCTGCCACGATCTCTCCGGCGACCGGCCACTTCTCAGGTCGAGGAGTATGAATTTCGTATCCTTTGACCGAGCAGACCTCTTCGAGGACGGACTGGAAGTCCGCGCCCTTGTTGGAGCTGAACGCGCCGGGGACGTTCTCCCATATGATGTATCTTGGATATCTGCCATTGGTTTTGCACCTCATTTCCTTTACGATTCGGACGGCTTCATAGAAAAGACTGGAGCGGGAGCCGTCCAAGCCCTCCCGCCGACCTGCGATACTCATGTCCTGGCAGGGTGAGCCGAAGGTGATAATATCCACCGGCTCAATATCTGCGCCGTTCATTTTCGAGACATCGCCGTAATGCTTCATAAACGGCATCCGTTTGGTGGTCACCCGGATAGGAAACGGCTCAATCTCCGAAGCCCATACAGGGGTAATGCCGGAGATCAAGCCGCCTAAAGGAAAACCGCCGGAGCCGTCAAACAGGCTGCCGAGGGTCAGTTTATTCTGTTCCATCCGCGACCTCCTCATAGCTGTATGTCTTACCGTCTCTCAGGACGCTTACGCCATCCGCAGAGCCGACCTGCTCGATGTAGCGGTTCACGATGACATCGCAGAACTTCTCGTCCAACTCAATGGTTCGGCAGATACGGTCGGTCTGCTCACAGGCAATGAGGGTAGAACCGGAACCGCCGAAAGGGTCAAGCACCACCGAGTTTGCCATACAGGAGTTGCCGATAGGGTAAGCCAGCAGCGGGATCGGCTTCATGGTGGGATGGTCACCGTTCTTCTTGGGCTTGTCGAACTCCCAGATGGTGGTTTCCTTCCTGCCCGTGTACCATTGGTGCCTGCCGTTTTTCTTCCAGCCGTACAGCACAGGCTCATGCTGCCACTGGTAGGGAGACCGGCCGAGGACAAGAGACTGCTTCTTCCAGATACAGCAGCCGGATAAATAAAATCCCGCATCGGCAAACGCCCTGCGGAAGTTTAAGCCCTCAGTGTCGGCGTGGAACACATAGATGGATGCGTCCGCCGCCATGACCGACTCCATATTTTTGAATGCGGCAAGCAAAAACTCATAGAATTTCTCGCCTGCCATATTGTCGTTCTTGATTTTGCCCGCCGAACCTTCATAGTTGACGTTGTAAGGCGGGTCGGTGATCACCAGGTTTGCTTTGACGTCATCCATGAGCGTGGTGTATGTCTCAGCCTTCGTGGAGTCCCCGCATACAAGACGGTGCCTGCCAAGCGTCCATACGTCACCGCTTTTACTGAACACCGGCTTTTGCAGCTCTGCGTCCACATCGAAATCATCCTCTTTAGCCTCAGTTCCATCATCAAACAGAGCCGCCAGCTCCTTTTCATCAAAGCCGGTGAGCAGGGGATCAAAGTCCATGCCCTGCAAAGACTCGATCTCTACTCGCAGAAGCTCCTCATCCCATCCGGCGTCCATCGCCATGCGGTTGTCGGCAATGATGTATGCTTTCTTCTGCGCCTCGGTAAGGTGGTCGGCAAACACACACGGAACTTCCTTGATGCCTTCCTCCTTTGCCGCCATTATTCTGCCGTGGCCTGCAATCACGCCATAGTCGCGGTCAATGATGACAGGGTTGATAAAGCCGAACTCCCGGAGGGAGGAGCGGAGCTTCGTAATCTGCTCCGGGGAGTGGGTGCGGACGTTGTTCACATAGGGCACCAGTTTGCTGATTGGCACCAGCTGCATTTCCGTTGTTGTTTTCATCGCACCAGCCCCCATTCCGCAAATTTCTCAAAGCCGCCAAGGGACTGGATGTATTTCCGGGCAGTCTCCACGATCTCCGCATAGGGAATGCCGTCCACGGTATCGTCCCCAATGGCGCAGGCAAGCTCCACGGGCTTTCCCGTTTCCTGGGCTTTCAGCCAGGCGTAGATATTGACCGACACATCCGCTTTGGACAGGTCTTTACCATGCAGACCGCCGCCCGTGACAGAATCTGCCATATCGCTACCCAGCTTGCGGTTGGTTGCACCTGTGTCCACATCCGTGCCGCCCGTCCAGTCTCCCAGAGGGTTGATCTCGGCGTGAGGATACACTTCCTTGAGGTGATAGATCTTGGCGTTGCTCTGGCAGAGAATGAGCCTTGCGCCGTCCAGAATGTATTTCCCGTCATAGGGATAAGTGTGATACACACTTTTGGCGATCTCGCAGAGTGCTTTCTGCTCCTCGGTCACAGGCATCCCTTTGAAGATGCCGTTGTCGCCGCAGCAGATTCCGTCTGCCTGGTTATTGGCGAGGTGTCCGTCCTGCGGAACTTCCACATAGTCCGTGTGCAGATTTCCTGCGATGCGATGGACGATCCCGGTCACCTCATCCAAAGAAATGTGTACCGATGTTTCCGCAATGATATGGCAGACGCCGTGACCGATGAGAACCTCCACGGCGATCCTTGGATTTTCTTCTTTTCTGTACGCCGCATCCACCAGAGCGCCGGCAATACGGTCAGCCACCTTGTCCGGGTGGCACGGATTTACTTTCTCAAACATGATTTCACCCCTTCCTTGCCCGGAGCAGACGCTCCATCAAATCATCCTGAGGAGAAACGTCCCCGTAATCGGTGCTGCAGTTTTCCTTCACGATCTGGAAGATCTCGTTCCAGAGCCGCACCGCCTGGTTCATGTAGTTAATGCCGATGTTGATGAACGGGGACGGGATCGGCTTCTGGGTGGTCGGGTGCTTGGAGAGGAAGCCCATGCGGTTGGTCATCTCCTCGCACTGAATCCAGCGGGCGCTGCACATGGCGTAACGCTCCAATAGCTGGGGAGACACCTTTGCCGCACAGCCCACCTTCTTTAACCACTCCCAGGTTTCCGTGTAGATCTCCTCCGCCTGGAGCGTACTCCCGTCACGCTGCTCTGCGGATAAAAACTCATGGGGCTTTGGCATATCGACACCCTCGACTTCGGGAATATCCAGCACTTCTAATCTGCGTCCGCCCGGATTGCCGTTCTCGGCTTTCTCCCTGACAGCGGATTTCTTCCTTCCCGCACCGGGTCTCGCACCGCCGCGCCCTCCTGTGTTATTGGATTTTGTCGGCATTTTCTCACCCCTTTTCTCGAAAAATAAAGCAGCCGCAGACGGCCGCCCTTAATTACCCTTTTGATTTCACCTTTTTCGCGCACGAAGCCCCAGGCCGCTGTCCGCTCATGCAGGTCCCGGAGATTTTGACCGCCCCACGGTCACCGGTCGCCAAGCTCGTGGTGAATCTTTGTGTGGCAGGACTGGCAGAGGGACATCAGATTATCATTCCGATGCGTCCCGCCCTGCGAGAGGGGGACAATGTGATGGACTTCCTCCACAGGAGTCAGCCGTCCTTCTTTCAGACACATCTCACACAAAGGGTGCGCCGCAGCATAGCGGTCGCGGATTCTTTTCCAAGCCCGACCGTACTTCTTGTTGCTGTCAGCGGGGCGTCCGTACTTGTTGTACCGTTTCCGGGCAGCAGCTTCATGCTCCTCACAGTACTGCCCGTCCGTGAGGTTTGGACAGCCGGGGTAGGAGCAGGGGCGTTTTGGTTTCTTTGGCACGCTGCACCTCGCTTTCCGGGCAAAAGGAAAGCCCTGCAGGATTGCTCCCGCAAGGCTTGTTCCTTGTCCTGTTTTTCTGATTCTAACTATATCACAGGGACAAGGTGTATTGCAGTGGCTTTTAGTGGCTTATTTCGGAAACGGCGTCCAACGCCCTGTGGTGGAGCCGGTACAGCCACCGAAGCTCATAACCCATATCCACGGCGATCTGCTCCCAGGATTTGAAACACAGATACCGCAGCTCCAGAAGGGTCTGGTACTCCGTGTTCTGGACAGCTTTGATCTTATGGACGATGTCTGTTTTCGTCTGCACCAGTTTGCAGATGTCCCCATTGATCTCCGCCTCCAGCTCAATGATGGAAAGGATGGCGTCCTCCATACGGTGGAGATTTCTCGTCTCACTTCCGGGCATATCCGAATAAGTCGCGGTCGCCCGTGTGGCGAGGTCATTCAGTGACGCTACCTGCTCCATCTTGCTCTGTATCCGCTGGTCAATGCGGAACGCCTGGGAGAGGTACTCCTTCATTTCCGTCTGCTGCTTGTTCATAGGCGCTACCTCCGAAAAAGAAATGGTTTCCCTCGGATTTGCCTTGATTGACTCTCATTTTCTTAGGTTTGCCCGGACCGCATCGATCAGCGCCGACTGCGTCCTGTCCTTATACTGCAGGGCTTTCATAATGCGCTCATCAATGGTGCCGTCCGTGATGATGTGCTGTACGACTACGGTCTTGGATGCCTGCCCCTGGCGGTAAAGCCGCGCCACCGTCTGTTGGTACAGTTCCAGGCTCCAGGTGATGCCAAACCAGCAGAGGGCGGAGCCGCCGCTCTGGAGGTTCAGCCCGTGGCCGGCAGAAGCGGGATGGATCAGCGCCACGGGAATCTCGCCCCGGTTCCACTTTGCGATGCTGGTGTCAGAATCCAGCCTTGCAAAGCCGATCTTCCGCATCCGCAGCCGTTCCTCGATGCGATCCAGGTCGTGCTGGTACCAATAGGCCACCAGCAGGGACCTTCCGTTCATGCTCTCGATGATGTCCTCAAGGGCATCTAGTTTCTGATTGTGGATATGTTCCACATCCCCGTTATCCGTATAGACCGCCCCGTTTGCCATCTGGGAGAGCTTGCCGGACAGCACGCCGGCATTTGCCGCCGTTACCTCGCCCTTGTCAAGCTGCGCCGCCAGGTCCTCACACATCTCATCATAAATAGCCTGTTCCGGCTCCTCCATGTACACCCGGTACTCGCTGTTTACAAGTTCCGGCATCTTGAGGTGGTCGGCGGCTTTCATGGAAATGGTGATATCGGAGATCTTGTCATAGATCCGCTTCTCCGCTCCCGGCAGAGGCTTATAGGAATACACCACCTGCCCGTTCATCCGGTCCGGCCGGAAATAGTCCTGGCGGTACTTGGTGATAAACCTCCCCAATCGCTGCCCCATATCCAGCACCTTGAACTCGGCGAACAGATCCATCAGCCCGTTCCCGGACGGGGTACCCGTAAGGCCGATAACGCGCTTTGCCCTGGGGCGTACCTTCATCAGCGATTTGAACCGTTTGCTGTTCCAGTTCTTGAAGGACGAAAGCTCGTCCACCACGATGGCGTCAAACTCAAAGGGCACATTCTCCACCATCCACTGGACATTCTCCCGGTTGATGATGTAGATGTCCGCATCCCTTCGGAATGCATCCAGCCGTTCTTTTTCCGTACCAACCGCCACGGAATAGCGGATGTCTTTCAGATGGTCCCACTTTTCAATCTCCTGGGGCCAGGTATTCCTCGCCACCCGCAGCGGTGCGATCACCAGAACGCGGGTAATCTCGAAGTAGTCAAACAACAGGTCATACAAGGCCGTCAGCGTGATTGCCGTCTTGCCAAGACCCATATCAAGCAGTACGGCGGCGACCTCGTGTGTTTCAATGTACTCGATGGCATATTGCTGATAATCATGTGGTATGAACTTCATTCGGCATCACCTCCGATCTCAGAAAGAATGTGCGGGATCTGGCTCTCATCGTCCAGGATGAATACCAAGAAGCCCAGCCCCCGCAAAAGCCGTATCCTTGACTTTTGCAGCGACCGTGGCTTTTCGCCAGGGGCCTTGACTTCCACGAAGCCGCATTTCCCATCCGGCAATAGGATAAGGCGGTCGGGAACCCCGGAAAATCCCGGTGACACGAACTTCGGCGCAATCCCGCTTTTGGCCTTAACCGCCTGAACCAGTTTTTGTTCGATGGTTTTCTCACTCATAAGACCTCCTTCTGGTGACGGTCTATGACAGTCCTCCCACGATTTCTTTATATATGTTATTTTTTCTTGTCCTTAGAGGACTTTAGGGAAAGACTGTCACCGACCGTCACCCTTACCGTTTTGTGCTTACTCAAACTCTGATTTCAAGCGGAAGCCGCGAATCAACATCCCTTTTTTCGTCTTATGGCGCGTAAAATCCGCCGCCTCAATGGCAGTGTAAAAATCTGTGGTGCTTCGCGCATATTCGCCCATCTGATTGCAATAGCTGCGATAAGTGTTGTAAACCTCACCGGACTTCGCTTCATAAGACGGATCGATCTCGCAGCAGTCCTCCAGGAAGTGGGATAGCCAGTCGTTGTTCTCCTTATATTTCTGGATGGCGTCCTGCACCACCCTGGGCTGGGCAATCTTGTAATCGCTGGCAATGACGCGCTTTGCGCCCTCGATGATCCACTGAAGGACCGCTCCGCCCGCCATCTTGAACAGGAAGTCCGCATAGTTTTTGATGTCGGCCTTGCCCTCAATCTTGGCGTTGAAGGGGATCACGATGAGCCGCCGCCAGGTACCCTAGTCAATCGCCCCGACCCTGGGCAGGTGGTTGGTATACAGCACCAGCGTGTGGGTGGGGACATAGGAGAACGGCGCCTTGTACTTTTTCTCCGCATAGATCTCGTCCGTGGAGCAGAGCTGCTTGACGTTGGATGTGTTCAGGCGCATCCCTTCCTCCAGCTCGGCGGCGATGATCATCCGCTTGCCCTTGGCTTCCGCCAGTTCCGGCTTCACGTTGCGCTTGCAGCCCACAGTCAGGGTGTCTGCGGACATATTGCCGGAGTAGGTGCCAAGCACACGGGCGATGGTGTTCCAGAAGGTGGATTTTCCGTTCCGGCCCTCGCCGTAGGCAATGACCAGGGCTTCAATGTAGACCTTGCCGATGGCGGCAAGCCCCACGATCTCCTGCACATAGCGAATCAGGTCGGCGTCCCCCTGGAAGAAGGTCTGGAGGGCGTCCTCCCAGACATCCATGCCGTCCCCGGACGGGTCCACCGCCGTCTGTTTCGTGATATAGTCCTGGGCGTTGTGTTCCCGGACAGCCCCCGTCCTCAGATCGCAGGTGCCGGACGGCAGGTTCAGTAAAAACTCATCCGCGTCCAGGACGCGCTGCTCGATCTGGATCATCGGGCGGGCTTCCTTTAAGGCGGCCGAGATGTATTTCGTATCCCGGCGCTTGATGGCATACTTCCGGTAGGTCTCCGCCCGCTCGTACTTTTCAAAGGAGCGCCGCTGGGCTTCGCTGAACGCCGCCATCGCTTTCTTGGCGCCCATCGCGGCGAGCATGGCCCACGCGCCGTTATCCGACATCTCCTTCATACACCGCTGTATCTCTGTTTCCGCTTCCTCAAGCTGTCTTGCGGTCAGCTCCTGGGCAATGCCCTGGGCGTTAGGCTGGGATTCTTCCCAGAACGAGCCGTTGAACACGATGTAATCCGTAGCCGGGGAGAAGCGGAGCCGATCCATGTACTCCCGCGACAATACAATAGCCTGGTCTACATCCGAGAAATCCTCCGGCATCAGCAGGAAGTCCTGGTTGTACTGCTCCGGCGGGATATATCCCTCCTGGGCAGCTACCTTCGCGCCGAACTTCACGGCGCTGGCCCAGATACCCGCAAGTTCCGCATCATCCAGCGGCGGGCTGCATTTTTCCGCTTCCTTTAAGAACTGCTTATGAGCTTCCTCCGTATTCCCCAGCCGCTTGATGATCCGGCCGGCGTAATGGGACATGGTCTTGTTCCGGGAACCCTCCGGGATCTGCCCCTGCGCCTCGTCCCACTCCGCAAAGTGGTCTGCCAGGAACGCATCAATGGTAATCTCGCCGTCATACACCTCGACCGCCGCATTCTTTACCCCGAAAAGGAACCGGGCGCTGTCTTTAGCCCCGTCATCGAAATAGGGGTAATCGGCAATCAGCTTGTCCTTCCATGAACTGTAAAGAGCTGCATCCGTTGTCTCCGTGCAGATAAAATACACATGGAACCGTGGCCTGGGGCCTCGTTTTCCTTTCTGCTTCATGTGGCTCCTGCTGTAGACAAAGATCATTCCCACGCCCGGAAAGTCCATCGCCACGTCAAAGGGCGTGAGCCAGTCGTCCGGGTCGTCCGAGTGGTCGTTGTCGCAGTCCATCGGCAGACAGTCCGCTTTCAGGAAATTGTCCACGCTGCGGTAGTTCTGCTTATATGCCGCGTACACATGGTCGAAGGCTGCAGCCTGCCGCATGGTGTCCGCATCCGTGACCGTCACGGGATTCGGATACACGCAGTTTGACCGACTCCCCACCGTCACGGCGTCATAAATTGTCATCTGCATTCCGTTTCCTCCATATCCTCCGTAAAATAACGGATCGTCATATTTTTCTGCTTTGCCTTGCCAATCTCCCGGCGCATCCCCTCGGACACCTCGCCGCCGAACACCCAGAGCTGCTCACACTTGCCCAGCAGCACCAGATCCATAAAAATCGCCAGCTCCCGTTCCGTTTCTTCCGATAAGAACTGCGGGAACAGCAGATGTGGTGCAATGGGGATCATGCCGGCGTCTGCGGCAAACCGGCTGTACCGCCTTGCTTTTTCGGTATTGCCCTCCGTGTCCCCGGAGTACGGGGAGCAGATATACACCAACTGCCGGTATCTCGCCGCCTTTTCCTCCTGGGTAACTTTCGTGAGGGCTTCATAGGCCGTTGGGTCGTAGTAGCCTTCACTGTTATATCTGCTAACTCCCATACACACCCCTCACTTGATACCGCTCGATCAGGTCATCCCGTCCGATGCTGACCAGCCGCTCGTAGCTTTTCTGCCTATCCGCATCACACTGTGCCGTGGTCTTGAAAAACGGGCAGTCCTTCCCGTGGAAGTCATTGTCACCCAGGCAGACGCACACGCCGTCCTTATTGGCAAAGCAGTCCCGATGCGCCGTGCAGCGCGGCAGGCCTTTTGATTTCGCTGTTCCCATAGTCTGTTTCCATCCTTTCTCTGAAAATTGAGCAGCTTACACCTCTCTAATTGTGAAAGGACAGAAATCCTCCGTTTCAGCGGTGGATGTCCGGACTTTTTTCGCTTTCTATTAAATGCGAACAGCCGCTGTCAGATTTTCCGCAAAAAGCACCACTAAAAAATGCCGTCCTTGTCCTTTCAGAAGTGAGAGGCACAGGGACGGCAAAATTTTTCTCCGCTGAAAAATCCCGGTTCTGTCCTTTCAGAGACAGAGGGGCAGGAAAGCCGCTCGGAAACGGAGGTGCTGCGGATGCAGGAAAACACGGAGACAACCAGAGACAGGCAGCTTGACGAGGAACTCGCCGATGTGCTGATCGCCATCAGCGTGATCGCGAAGCGTCTCGCCAGAAAGCTGCAGACGGCAAATCAGGAAGGAGGAACGCCGGATGGGGAAAATGAGCGACCTGGACTTACAGATTAAGGAGCTGCGCTCCTGTGGGGAGACCATCATCGAAATCGCCAATACGCTGGCGGGGATGTTTTCTTCCCAGGCGGCAGAGGATACGCCGCCAAAGGCAGCCCCCAAAGAAAAGCCGAAAGTGCCCGCCTTTGAAGAGGTGCGCCACCGCATGACGGTGATCGCCCAGGCAGGGTACTCGGCGGAGGTGAAAGCCCTCATCACAAAATATGGAGCGAGGAAGCTGTCGGACATCGCCCCTTCTAAATTTGAAGGGCTTCTGAAGGAAGCGGACGCGCTCGGAAAGCCGGGGGCGGGAAACGATGGGTAAGCATTCCTTTCTTTCCGCCTCCGCAAGCCACAGGTGGATCAACTGCCCGCCGTCGGCCCGGCTCTGCGAGGAGTATGCGGACAGGCCCAGCGAATACGCCCAGGAGGGGACCGACTGCCATGAGCTGTGCGCCTATAAGGTGGAAAAAGCCCTTGGCCGCAGGGTGAAGGATCCTACAGAGAACCTGACCTACTACTCCCAGGAGATGGAGGACTGCGCCGACGGCTACTGTGCCTTCGTGATGGAGGAAGTGGCAAAGGCCAGGGAACGCTGCGCCGACCCGCTGGTGCTTGTGGAGCAGCGGCTCGACTATTCCCGCTATGTGGGGATCGAGGGCAGCTTCGGCACCGGGGACTGCGTCATTGTTTCGGACGGGCTTCTCCACATCATCGACTACAAGCACAGGCTTGGCGTCCTGGTGTCTGCGGAGAAGAACAGCCAGCTTTCCTGCTATGCGCTGGGCGCCTTCGACCTGCTCGATGGCATCTACGATATTGCACAGGTCAGCCTGACCATCTACCAGCCCCGCCGGGAGAATGTCAGCACATACACCATGAGCCGGGAAGACCTTCTGGCCTGGGCGGAGACCGTGCTTGCCCCTGCAGCCAAGCTGGCATACGAGGGCAAGGGTGAGTTCAAGGCCGGCGGCCACTGCCAGTTCTGCAAGGCAAAGGCCAACTGCCGCAAACGGGCGGAGTATAACCTGGAACTGGCGCGGTATGACTTCGAGATGCCCGCGCTCCTGGGTGATGATGAGGTCGCCGCTATTCTTACCAAAGCGGACGAACTGGTCTCCTGGGCCGGGGACGTCAAGGACTACGCCCTGCAGAAAGCCCTCTCCGGGACGAAGTTCACAGGATTCAAAGTGGTCGAGGGCCGCTCCAACCGGAAGTACACCGATGAGGCCGCAGTCGCCAAAGCGGTGGAGGACGCCGGCTACGAGCCTTATGAGAAGAGACTGCTTGGCATCACGGCCATGAGCCAGGCCCTCGGCCGGAAGAAGTTTGAAGATCTGCTCGGCGGCCTTGTCTATAAGCCGCCCGGCAAACCCGTACTTGTGCCGGAGAGCGATAAGCGCCCGGCCATGAACACAGCCATTAACGATTTCAAAGAAAATGAGGAGGACAACAACTATGGCAAAGATCGTAAATAAGACGAAGGTAATCACCGGCCCCAGAACCCGCTGGAGCTATGCGAATGTCTGGGACCCCAAGAGCATCAACGGCGGCACGCCCAAGTACAGCGTCAGCCTGATTATCCCGAAATCCGACAAAAAGACCGTGGAAGCCATCAAGGCGGCGATCCAGGCAGCCTATGAGGAGGGCGAGTCCAAACTGAAGGGCAACGGCAAGACTGTCCCCGCCCTCTCGGCCATCAAGACCCCGCTGCGTGACGGCGATGTGGAACGCCCCGATGATCCGGTCTATGCGGATGCGTACTTCATCAACGCCAATTCCGCCACCGCACCCGGCATTGTGGATGCGGATCTGAACCCCATCCTGGAGCGTTCCGAGGTGTACTCCGGCGTATACGGCAGAGCCAGCATCAACCTGTACGCCTTTAACTCCAACGGTAACCGGGGCATCGCCTGCGGGCTGAACAACCTGCAGAAGATCTCCGATGGGGAACCGCTGGGCGGCAAGAGCCGTGCCGAGGATGATTTCTCTACCGAGGATGACGACGATTATCTTTCCTGAGACAACACAGGGCGGCAGTCACCGCTGCCGCCCGTCCATTCAAGAAAATGCGAGGTAAACGGATATGACAGAGTTTTATGAGTTCGCAAAACAGTTTGATGTGATCGTGATTTTCATTCTCCTGTACGGATTTGCCGTCGGCAGCATCGTGTACTGGATTACCGACTTCCTGCACTGGTGCTGGACAAAGTTCAAGAAGAACAGGGAGAAGAAGCGCCAGGCGGCAAAACAGCCGGAGGAATAAACAATGCGCACCGGGCGGCGGGAACGGCACTCCTGCCGCCTGTTTTTATGGAGGTAACAGCACTATGGCAATCCATACCCTATCAATCGACGCGGAGACCTTTTCCGATGTCGATCTGAAAAAATGCGGCGTGTATAAATACGCTGAGTCCCCTGATTTTGAAATCCTGCTTTTCGGCGTATCCGTGGACGGCGGTGAGGTCACCGTATATGACCTGGCGTCTGGCGACACCGTGCCGGAGGAAATCATCCGGGCGCTTTCGGATGATTCCGTTATCAAATGGGCCTACAATGCGTCCTTCGAGCGGGTCTGCCTTTCTGTCTGGCTGCGCCGGAACTATCCACAGTATTTTTCTTCCTACAGCATAGAGGGCGATACCGTCCGGAACTACCTTGACCCGTCCTCCTGGCGCTGCTCCCTGGTATGGGGTGCGTACATGGGGCTGCCCCTCTCTCTGGAGGGGATCGGCAAAGTCCTAAAGCTGGAAAACCAGAAGATGGCAGAGGGCAAGGCGCTCATCCGCTATTTCTGCGTCCCCTGCAAGTCTACCAAGGCCAACGGCGGCAGGACGCGCAATCTCCCAGAGCATGACCCGGTGAAGTGGTCAACCTTCATCGCGTATAACAAGTGGGATGTGGAAACCGAGATGGCGATCCAGCAGAAGCTGTCGAAGTTCCCCGCGCCGGATTTCCTGTGGGCGGAATACCACCTCGACCAGGAGATCAACGACCGGGACATACAGCTTGACATGGCGCTGGTGGAGCAGGCCATCGCCATCGATGATCGTTCCAGGGAGGAACTCTCCGCAAAGATGCGGCGGCTTACCGCCCTGGAAAACCCGAACTCCGTCCAGCAGATGAAGGAATGGCTCACAAAACACGGCCTTGAGGTAGACTCCCTGGACAAGAAGGCAGTGAAGGAACTGCTGAAAACCGCGCCGCCAGAGCTTGCCGAGGTACTGGAGCTGCGCCGGCAACTTGCCAAATCCTCCGTGAAGAAGTACCAGGCAATGCAGAACGCTGTATGCGCGGACGGCAGAGCGAGAGGGATGTTCCAGTTTTACGGGGCGAACAGAAGCGGCCGCTGGGCGGGCAGGCTGATCCAATTGCAGAACCTCCCGCAGAACCACATGGCGCATCTGGAGGACGCGAGAAACCTTGTCCGTTCCGGGGATTACGCCCTGCTCTTAGCACTGTATGACTCCGTGCCGGAAGTCCTGTCGGAACTCATCCGCACGGCATTTGTGCCGAGGGACGGGTACAAATTCATCGTTTCCGACTTCTCTGCCATCGAAGCCAGGGTGCTTTCGTTTTTGGCCGGCGAGTCCTGGCGGCTGAAGGTCTTTGCGGAGAACGGCGATATCTACTGCGCCAGCGCCTCCGCCATGTTCCATGTTCCGGTGGAAAAGCACGGGCAGAACGCCCATCTGAGACAGAAAGGCAAAATCGCCGAACTCGCCCTGGGATACGGCGGATCGGTAGGCGCCCTCAAGTCGATGGGCGCTTTGGAGATGGGTCTTGCCGAGGAGGAACTCCAGCCCCTTGTGGATGCGTGGCGCACCTCCAATCCGAACATCGTACAGCTTTGGTGGGACGTGGACAATGCCGTAAAAACCACCGTCCGCCAGCGGCTGGACACGGAAACGCACGGCATCCGGTTCCGTTACCGCAGCGGGATGCTATTCATCATTCTGCCCTCTGGGCGGCAGCTCTGCTATGTGAAGCCGAAGATGGGGACAAACAAGTTCGGCGGCGATTCCGTCACCTATGAGGGCGTCGGCAGCACAAAGAAGTGGGAGCGCATTGAATCTTACGGTCCGAAATTCGTGGAGAATGTCGTTCAGGCGATTTCAAGAGACATCCTCATGTATGCTATGCGGACGCTGTCCCACTGTTTTATCGTCGGCCATGTACACGATGAGCTGATCATTGAGTGCGGCATGGGTGTATCTCTGGACGCTGTCTGTGAGCAGATGGGAAGGACACCGCCGTGGATCAAAGGTCTGAATCTCCGGGCGGACGGCTATGAAACCATGTTTTACAAGAAAGACTGAAAAAGGCGGTGCCTATCGTGATGATAAGCACCGCCCACTTTTTAACGGTTGAAAATGTCCTTTACCAGCGGCTGCACCAGACTGCGAATTTTCTTGATGTCATCCGACACCGTCCGCTGCTTGATGCCCAGCTCGTCCGCCATCTCCTGCTGGGTGGCTCCATCGTACAGCAGGCGGAAGATCCTGCCGTACTTCGGCTTGATTTCACTGAGCATGGCGATCAGGTCTTCCAGAATCGTCTCGTAGATAACATCTTCCTCAAATGACCCTTCTGCGGCCGGCTCCGCACCCTCATCCATCAGTACGGAAAGGGAGGCGGGCTTATTCCTCTCACGGCTGGCCTCCGAGAAATGCTTGCACTCCTCACAGCGGTTGCTCTCCGGGCAGCGGATCAGCTTGCCGTTTTTGCCCTTGACCATGCAGCGGCCATCCCGGTCTTCCCGTTTGATTTCCGCCCAGATCGGCGCCATGTACGCCCGATACTCCTCCTCGGTCGCATCGACCATGACTACCCTGCATTTGCGGTTGCCGATGCGGCGCCAGGGGACTTCCTCCGGCTTAATGCCAAAATCGCGGATGACCTCGTCGGTTACCATCATTGGGATCTGATGCTGCTTGTCCTGCTTTTTACTCTGATTTTCTGCCATTTTCCGGGCCCTCCTTCGACCCTGTCTGGTCGAAATGAGGACTCGTAAGAGCAGCCGGGAAAATGTGCACAGTTGACCAACCGAAACGAAATCCTCATTTCAGTGCTGGCCAACTATTCCAGTCGTTGGCGTTATGTTCAGTTGTCTGCCGCTCTGCTCTGGAATCATCCGTGATCGGCGGATGAGCTTTGCAGCAGAGTAAACCGATTTTTTAGATTCGCAAATTCTCGTATGCGTTCGCAACTCAAAATTTTGCGAAGGTGTAGAAATTTCATCGGAAGTGTGATAGAATACAGATGTGTATTTCACTCGCGTCAGGAAATTTCTATCCGTCCGGTTTACTGATTCCAGTTTATCAAAACGGCTTATTTGAAAATCGGACTGTACGGACAGCCACGGACGCTCTCGGACAGAGGATAAATCTTAGAGCAAGGAGGTAAATGAGGCATGACATTTTCTGAGTATGCTTTGGGTCTTTCCCCATTTATTTCATATGGAAAATCTGAGCATGACTATTTCACAGAGCTTATCGGAAATTTCATAAAAGATGCCGCAATGGACTCCTGCCAGATATTGAAAAGGAAAGATGACACAAAATATCGATATATAAGAGGAACCCGTACCATACCACAAAGGGATGCAAAATATCTTTACACCCATCGGGATTCGGATAAGTTCTCAAAATGGATTTGGGAGCGGATGGACGAGTCCGACTCTTATGACAGCGTGGTAGACCGGCTAAGCAATTGCGGAATTGCAGATGCCGATCCAGCAATCGCATGCGCCAGCTTATTGGAGCGTATTTTTCTGGATATTATCAATGCTTCTTCTGTATCTCAGACCGTTCCAAAACCGGATATTGATTTAGAACTGATTAATGAAATCGAACAAAAAATAAAATCGCTGCCGCGTCCGACTAATGTGCCGGTTCCCGCAACAGCGACTGATGATGAGCAAAAATATATAAATGAACTGTATTTGGCATATGCCGATGCCGAAGGTCTGAGCGCTTTCTCAGAGGATGACCTTTCCAGTTTCCCAGATTATGCAGAGGATTTGGATGAACGCCGTATTGACTTCTACGCCGCTGAAACAATACGGCGCGGTGTATTAGAACTTGGAAGTGGCAAATTGTCCGACCAGTTTAATGTGTTAAAAGGCGAAACATTCGATGGAGTGAAGGATACTGCCAAACGCACTCATCCGAATGGCTTCGATCATATGCTTGCTGTAATGGAGCAGGCTGTCAATGCCTCAGTAAACAACTATCTGCTCAGCTCTTCTCCATACTGGATCAGCGGAAAAATTAAAAAAGGCGTATGCCATCATCTCGTAAATGACGGCAAGTTAGTATGGGTAAAGAGGAGGCGAAAGAAATGAATACTTCTGCTCTTGGCTCCACCTTTGAAATCTCTCTCCGTATTCTTTTGCTATTGAACGAGGTACACGGGACATCTTTGGACGAGCAACAGATCGGAGCGGTTGATTTTATTTCTGTCTATGCCGCTGATTTTGACCTGTTAGACGAAAATCTTCATGGCTACAGCAACTATAGATTCAGCGAATATCCTGCAAGGAAACGCCTCGTTTCTTCTGCTATAAAAGAACTTTTGCTGGATGGAAATATTCGGTTTCAGATGGCTCCAACAGGGTACAAGTATTCCATAACAGAGGCAGGAAAAAGCATCTGTAAGAAGCTAACCAGCAACTATGCCGATGAATATAGAATTGCGGTTCAAACTGTGATAAAAAGTTTTGACAATGCAAACGCCGAGTTGATGCTCCGGGAAATTAATCGGCTCACCATCCAATCGTTAGAAGGAGGTCAGGCATGAATAGATTCTACATTGAAAAACTCGTCGTGTCTGGCGGAGGGCACAAAGCGTCCGTTATCGATTTCCGGCCAGGATTGAATTTTGTTTTAGGGCCTTCCAACACCGGAAAAAGTCTTGTAATGGACTGCATGGATTATGTGTTCGGATTTACACCTAAAAAGAACCGCCCTTCCAAGATTGTTGATAACAGCTATGGATATGACCGCATTGCCCTCCATTTGGCCACTGATCGGGGAACCGTAGTTTTGGAGCGTAAGATCGGTGATTCCAAAATCAGTGTCAATGGAACAGACCCTACCGTTGATCACGGTTCTTATAGTGTAAACCACAATGCGAAAAAGAACATCAATGCTGTCTATCTTCATTTGCTGGGCATTGATGAGCCGCACTCTGTGCGTTCAGCAGAAACAGGTTCAAAAACCCAAGAACTGACATGGAGAAGTATGCTTCACCTGTTTTTTATCCGCCAAGCTGATGTGGCAAGAGAAAGCTCTTCTCTGTTAGCTCCTGGCAGCTTTGGTCCTACAGCCTCTGCCGCCGTTTTACTTTATCTGTTGACCGGCCAAGATGCAGATGATCTTGAAGCGGATGAAGATCCAAAAATCAGCGCGGCAAAGAAAAAAGCTCTGATAGGCTATATTCAGGAAAAAGTGAATGAACTGTCTGGCAGACGTGAAAAGCTGGAGCAGGCACTTTCTTCCGAAGAAATCACAAGCCCTCACACGAGTGTTGAGCGGGTGCAAAAAGAAATTTCCGAACTACAAGCACAGCTGGATGCCGCCTCAAAAGAGAGCCAGCAGATTATGTCGCAAATATATGAATGGAATGGAAAACTTTCCGAGTCCCAAACCGTGGGGCATAATTTTGCTATCCTGCGGCGGCAATATCAATCTGATATCAGAAGAATCGGCTTCATCGTTGAAGGCGCTGCAAGTACTTCACCTGTGCGTAAAAAAGTTAAATGTCCGGTCTGCGGTGAAGAAACTGAGCGAACCTATGACACAACCTTTATTGATGCTTCTGCCGCTGAACTTGAAAAGATTAAACGGCATTTGTCTGAATTAAACGATGCGCAGCACGGTGTCGCACGCCAGCAGGAAAAAATCATGGCAAATATCCGCGCATTAGAAGAGCGAAAGGGCGCTATCGATACTTTAATTTCAGAACAATTGCGGCCAAAGCTATCTGCATTTGAGGAAGAGCTTGAAAAGCAGCTTAAACTGATGCGTTTGTCGAATGAACTGGAGATTATCCGGCAGGATGAAGTCCAGTATAGAAGTGATTTGTTCAGCAAAGAAACGGAAGAGATATCGACACCTCAAAAGCACAGCATTTTTGAGGATTATGGCTATGACATCATTCACGGCTTTGAGGAAAAATTGCGGGAAATTTTAAGAGCATCTAAAGTTGGCGGTGCAGAAACGGCCAGACTAAATATGGAGAACTTTGATATTGAGATTGGAGGACTAAAGAAATCTGTTTCAATGGGCGGCGGCTTCTGCGGCATATTGAACACGATTACCACCCTTGCGATGAGTTCTTATCTCATAGAGTTGGGGCGGCCGGCTCCCGGTTTTTATGCTGTTGATTCGTCTTTGACGCAGTTATCTGAGGCGGAGCATAAAGAGCAGAGCGATACCATTAAACAGAATTTTATTGAATATCTCATTGATCATGCTCATGAACGCCAGGTGATCCTTGTTGAACAGACAAAGCGTATGCCCTTTATTCCCTCTGAGGATGAGGAAAGAGGAGTCCATGTGATTCGCTTTACCCGGAACAAGCAAGACGGTAGATACGGTCTTTTGAACGAGGTTTTTAATCCGGAAGATCAATGATCCTACATAATTTGCTGTTAATGAAAGAGCAGGAGGCAGACGATGAGAATAAGCTATAACAAATTGTGGAAAATGCTGATTGACCAAAATATGAACAAACGCGACCTGGCAGAAAAAAGCGGCGTGAGTACAGCCTCTATTGCCAAACTGAGCAAAGGCGCAAACATTACCACGGATGTGCTTCTTAAGATTTGTGAGGCGATGAATTGCCACATAGAGGATATTCTTGAAACGATTGACGATCAGGAGGAAAAGTAAAATGGCTATTGATTACGAACAGGCAAAGGCTCTTCTCAACAACTCATACGAAAAATCTGCCCAGGAACTTCCTGCAGCCGTGACTCAGTATATCACAGACAATAAGGATGCGCTGGATACAATCTTTTCCTCAAAAACACAGTCCTATCGTGAGGTTCTGCTTGGCTGTGCAGTGGCAAGATATCAGGACAGGAACTGCAATATCCGGCACCCCTATGTCAAACAGGGCGAGGACGCTTTTAATGGGCGTACTCTGGATGAGAAGACGGTCAATCCGTTCCTGTTTTCAAAGCAGATCCCTTGTTCCAAAGGCCCTTATCTGGCGACTTTCCGCAGGAATGTTACTTTCACTGAAGATACAAGGGATGGATTGCGCGATAAGGAAGGCTTTGACGCTTTGCTGTCACTGATTTCCACCTTGGAGGCTGTGTCCGAAAGTGACGAGGTAGAAACAATTATCATTGCCTTATTGAAGTGCTTTATCGACCTCCGTGAGCAGTCGATTGTCCGACTTGTTCCAATCCGCCGGCTCCGCATCGATCAGTACCGTATGTTCCTAAACAAACTACAGCATCGCCAGAGCGGCGGCCTTATTCCCATGCTCCTGACGGATGCCGTCTTCTCCACTATCAATGGTCAGATGAATGCGGGGTGGACCATAGAACGCCAGGAGATCAACGCCGCAGATGGTGCGACCGGCGCACCAGGTGACATTACGATTTACAAGGATGGAGCGATCTTTAAAGCCATTGAAGTTACTGAGCGGCCAATAGACGGCTCCCGCGTTGATTCCACTTTCTCCACAAAAATCACACTGAACAACGCCGCTGAGTACTTATTCGTTTATACAAACGACCTTCCAAGGGAAAATGCGCTGGAACGGGCAAAAGCGTATTTTGCGCAGGGGTACAATATCAATTTCGCTTCCATCACAGATTTGACCATCCACATCCTGCTTTCTGGAGATGAGGCGTTTCGGACTGCATACAATGAAAGAATATTTGAACTGTTCAATGCCCAGGATGTGCAAGCAACGATTAAGGTGGCTTGGAACGATGCCTTGACCGAAGCAATGCAGGCATAAAAAAACGGGAATGTGTACCGCATTAAGGTAACACATTCCCGCTTTTTACGCTTGGAGATATTCAGCAACAGCCGATGCAACGGCTTCCGCCATTTTACAAGGCACTGCATTGCCGATTTGTTTATAAATTGCCGCCGGCTTGCCGCAGAAGATATAATCATCTGGGAAGGTCTGAATCTTAGCCGCTTCCCGTATCGTAATTCTTCTAAGGCGGCTGGGAGCTTCCTTGTATTCGGGGATAATCGACCCATCTATCAAACCTTTATGGTAGTTCTCGATGAAATTATCATCTGCCTCCCCATACAAGTAGTCTTCATCTATAAACGGCGTTTTATTCCCGCCCATAGAAGCCGGAAGGGTATTCGCATAGCCATCGATATCTATCGGGCGTCCCTGCCCATTAAAGTACATACCCGCATAAGGGGATTTACGCATAACCGGCCGTGCGCAAAAATTAATCTTTGCCACACAAGTCCGTGGATTCTCCTCACTGCCTGCTTTGCCAAGAGGTAACAAGATATCCCTGATGGGAGCAGCCTTCGTTTTATGATGTGTGATAAGCTGATGAAGACGCTTTGCATCAAACGAATCCCCTCGGATTCCAATAAAGAATACGCGCTCCCGCTTCTGCGGCACGCCATAATCTGTGGCATTTAAGACAAAATAATGGCACGAATATCCAAGGTCAGAAGCCTTCTTCAAATAGCGTTCTCGTACATCTTTCCATTTACTCAGTTCGCCCAGGGCTTTTACATTCTCCATCACAAAAGCTCTTGGCTTGACTCTTTCAACGACATCCAGGAAAGTAAAAATCAATTTGCTTCTGTCATCATCAGGGTCCATTTTCCCCGCTACTGAAAAGCCCTGGCATGGAGGGCCTCCAAACACAAGATCAATCCCCTCGTATTTGCCGAGAGAATCGATTACATTATTGATGTCATCGTTGACCATTATACAGTCTGGGTGATTGGCTCTGTAGGTTTCAGCAGCATCGGCAACCAGTTCATTGGCAAACACAACTTTTATCCCAGCATTCTCAAAACCGACATCCATGCCGCCCGCCCCAGAAAACAACGAAATGGCTCTTAACGGCTCACTCATCGGCTTTTTCTCCTTCTTTATCATGATGAATCCGGAAAATCAATTCGTTTTCCTGCGCATTCAAATAAATATCAAAAGTGGTCTTTCCCTTTTCAACTCCCATATTAGAAAGAATTGCTTTCGGCATTCTTACTCGCATATCCTGCTGTAACACATAGGTATCAAGATAAATGCATGAATCTGTCATGGCGTCTTTCCTCCTCCCCCTTAATTCAGTCTAATTATAAACTGTTTTCAGTCCAGAGTCAAGCCTCTATACCACAACGAGGACAGTTTCTACATTTTAACGATAGCCCTACTCTGTAACGATAGCTTTTCTATCGTTACAGAGTACCGTAAAAAAGTGTGAACCACCCCGACAAAGCCGCCATTCTGCCTATGCCGTCACTGTGCCGAAAATAAAAAACCGCCCAGAAACGGCGGATTTACGGCATTTTTGAGGATATGGAATTGTATCAATCTCGGCGTGGTTTTGTCCAGAAAAGTCAAAGTTGCCAGCTTTTTTTGAAACTCTTTTAACTTTCGTTCACGAGTTTTCTCTACAGCAATTTCACAAAATTCTTTAAACTCTTTTTTAAGTCATCCAGAAAAAGTGGATCAATCACTTTATGGATATTCTCAATAGAAGTATAGTGCATACCTCCACTACGACGGGTTTCTGGATTCAGTGTACTTTCAAAAACTGCACCAAATATCGTAGGACTGATTTCTGACCAGTTAAAATCAGCACTTGCCTTATCAAGAAGCAAACTTCGAATTTCATCCGTAAACGGAGGTATCTCAATATCTTCATTTGCAAATAAACCGCCATTTACATAAGGAAATGCAGCCAAATTTGGATTATCATCTTTTAAGTATGGATCACGATTCTCTGGTGCAGTATCTAACACTTGAAATAATTCAATGAGTGCTTTACGCATATGACGTGTATCATACTCCGCCAAATAATCATGGAACATTCCATGATGACCGAAGATACCAGCATCTTCTGCATAAAGGCAGAAAACAAGACGGACACAAAGGATATTCAGACTCTTCAAAGCACGTTCACTGTCTGGATCTGCATACTGTTTATGAAAAGCATCGTAAAGGAAGCCAACCATTTCACCAGCTGCAATCGAAACTTCCATTTCTCGCTTCAAATGTTCATTTCCACTATCTACTAAAAAGGATAGCCTGTAATATTCTGTCGGAAGGTTTTCTAACAGAATTTCTTCTGGCTCACCACTTGGACGTTCCATATCATAAACAAAAAATTTTTCAAAATTGCAAGTCACCACCCAGCGTGGATGTTGTGATAAAGGCAACTCAGTAATATAACGCTTTGCCTGCTGAAATGGTGTCAGCAATGTGCCATCTGACTGCCTAATAGGTTTTTTCAAGTCTTTGCCTAATCCCTTTTGTTCAATTAGAACTTTTGTTGATGGAATTGTCCCATCTATAAAACTGGTGTGATCAAGATGCACCTGTTCCTCAAATGTAATAAATTGCTCAGGATGTTCCACACCATAAACATCACGAAGCAGAGAAAGCCAGAATGGTTGACTTTCCCCTTTTTCGTAGCCCTTATCTTTCCAATATGAAACAAATTTTCTTGCCGCTTCTTTCTGTTGTGCATCGTTCAT